CCCCCCTTGCGGGGGGCTAGCTTAGGATAGCTAACTATCCTCTGACCTAAACCTACCTACAGTGTAAGAGGTTCTTCATGACGTTTCGTATCCGCACGAAAGGAGGGTTAGTTGACACGGTCCGCACGACTGATGAAATCTCATTTAATGGGACTCATCATTATGCAATGGACACGCCAGCTCACCTTCAAAGTGGGGAGGTTACGACCACAACTGATGTGGTCACTCCCGGATTTCGCCGCAAAATGAACGGCGGCGCGATCGTAAATAATCCCTTTCACAGTCGAACTGTGAAACGCAATCCACACTACTCGGGGACAAGTGCCCGGAGAAAGAGTGGATCGGGGTCTACCATCCAATGGTATACCGGTGATAATTTATACGGAAACGGACCTGATCCAAAGAGCCCGCCCTCTGTCGACGTTGAAGCCCTCAAGGCTTTAGCGGGAACGAGCGCTGCGTCAAAAGTCCTTAAACCGGACATCGACGGGTTAGTGGAGATCGCTGAGTTCAGACAAGCAGTTTCTCTCTTCAATGTGAAGAGGCTTGTTTTGGACGCACATCTTAATAAGCTCGGTAAGTACTTCTTCGGTAAGAGGAAGTATACTGCCAAGGAGCTAGCTAAGATGCTGTCTAACAATTGGCTTAAGTACCGTTATGGTATTATGCCTCTTGTACGTCTCTGCGACCAGGCGTTGCATTTAGGAAAGGAACCGAAACCCCTCCGGCTCGTTGCTCGAGGGTCCGCTAGCGATTCCGCTTCCAAGTTTGATACCAGTTCTCAAACTGGCTTCTTTTGGAGGGTCGACTATGGGATTCAACAGAATCTTCAAGTCGATGTGCGCGCTGGTATTCTCTATGAGATTATCAGTTCGCATAATCGCTACGGCTTCAACTTCTCCGATCTACCAGCGGCGGCCTGGGAACTTGTTCCCTGGTCGTTCGTTGTTGATTGGGGATTCAATGTCGGGAACTGGATTCGTTCAGTGACACCGAAAGTTGGAGCTAGGGTGTTAGCAACTTGGACGTCAGTAAAAAGTGAGCATGATATCGCCGTCACACAGTCATCTGTGTGGGTTGCGTCATCCTCTACCTATGAAGAGGTCCAAGCACCGTCCGGTGGGTGGGAATACCACTGCACCGACAAGCGGCGAGCACCAGGAATATCGACTAAGATTGTTTTCGATAAGCGTAGCTTCAAAGCTATTCCCACCGATAAACGTCTAGTCGATAGTATCGCACTCACTCTTCAGAAATTGGGGAGTTAGGTTGATATCCTGATGTTAGCTTTCCTTAACTTAACCTGTTGAGATTATTGAGCAATGACAATCACTGTCAATACGAAAGCCTACGCTTTCGATACCAATAGCACCCCTGACGCGGCGCGGATGGTTGGGCCTTCGAACGACTTCGACACCAAGGATATCCTTGAGTTGAAGCGGACGGCGGCCAAACCGACTGCGACGTTTCCGGGTGTAGCCCGATCAAGTGCCAAGTTCTCTCGAACTGTCACTATCGGTGGCGTGGATTACACTGCCATCGGGTATGCTGAATTTAGCATTCCGGTCGGGATGGCGGAGGCGGATATCGATTCGCTCCGTGACGATCTTGGAGATCTTTTGATCTCCTCGAATGGTGACGATCTCGTCTTCAAGCACAAGATTGTGCAATAACTTTAGAGGGGATTTATGACCCCCTCGATTGTTAATTTGTTGAGAGATTGTCTCCCCAGCCTAATCAGCTGGGGGGCCATGGTACTCCTTCGAGTACTTCGTTCCTCTTTTCAACCTATACACTCTAGTGAGCATATTATGTCGAACAAACTCGTGTTTGAGCTTTTCATTCTCCTTCCTGATGAAGATCTCCTTATTGGTACGTCCATCCGCCTTGTCGATGTTAAATCGATTCGTGCGGCCGATGCTATCATTAAGGGTAAGATGTTCGGTCAGGTTGGGAAGCAAGCTTTTCGTGTAGCCATCCATCTCTTCGTACCGAACGGAGAAGATGGGTTGATCTTCTATGCGGATGAAGACTTCCGTCGTCATCCGTTCGGAGGTCGAATTGTGGAAACCCTACCTTTCTATGTTAAGAAAGGGGTTAACGGGTCTTCACGGTGGCTAGTAAACCCAAAGCTGTCGGCAATGGTTGGCAAGACATTCTCACAACTCTGAGGTCTTCTATGAAGAAGTCTACCAACAAAGGCGTGATGCCTTTGAAAGTCTCAGCCGATCAAATTCATGGTCGGTTGTTGTCTCAGTTCCTTATCCGTTCGAAGCATTGGTGGGACCCAGAGCGCTTCCGCCTCATCAGCGGTTGCGTTCGTGGCCGTAATTGGCCGGGTCTCCTCAAGCTAATTGACTCTTTTCCTCCTGCAGTTGCAGAGGGCGTAGAAAGATTCTACGTATGGAGCCAGTTTGTCGCATTGATCAAGAAGTATCCCTTTACGGAGGAAGAGTCTCGGGGTTTCAATCCCGAGGTGGCCGCTTGGAAGAAATTCCTTGCGGCCGAGCACTCTTGTAAGCGGATTAACCAACGTTTCCGCGCGATGCGGAAGCATGGTTATCGCAACATAGCCCTTTTAGGGGCTATGCGCGAATACATACACAAGGTCTTAGGGGATGCCCCAAATCTTGTTCCTATGTATGATCTTTGTGACTTCGGACCGGGGGCTAGTGTGAGAGTGGGAGGGAATCTAACAAACCTTGGGAGGAAACTCCTAGCAAAGGTTTGGTCCGTCTCACCATCGGCGCTCTCGTACTCTATTCCTGCCTTGTGGCAACACGAGCAGTTTCGAACCCTTATTCTTGGGGACGAACCTGTATGTTCTGATTACGAATCCTTTCGTAGTCGGGTCATGGCTAGAGTGGAGATGGTATCACACAATAACGTAAGTTTCGTACCTAAGTCGTATAAGACCTTACGGTCGATTGCGACTGAGCCGTTGTTAAATGGGTATTTACAAAAAGGCATCGATCAGATACTTCGTCGCCGACTCAAATCGGTGGTCGGTATCGATCTATCGGACCAATCGGTTAACGCCGAGATGGCCCGCGTCGGTAGTTTAGGAGGGTTTAATCCCTACTGCACTATCGATCTCTCTGCTGCTTCCGACTCGATGAGTCTGGAATTGGTGAGAGACCTTCTACCCTATGACTGGTTCGATCTTTTAGATCGGACCAGATCTCATCGGTACGAGTATCGTGGCACCTCGCAAAGGTACCATAAATTCGTGTCGATGGGGAACGGTTTCTGTTTCCCGCTGCAAACGCTCATCTTTGCCTCGGTTTGCCACGCAGTTAGCGTGTTAAACCATTCACCTGTCGACTTTAAGGTCTATGGTGATGACATTGTTGTGCGCCAGTCCGATGCCTTGATGGTCCTCGAGTCTTTGAGGTTCATCGGGTTTCGGAGCAACCCTGATAAGACCTATATCCATGGTCCGTTCAGGGAGTCATGCGGGTCAGATTGGTACGGTGGTCTGGACATTCGTCCAGCGTACTTGAACTTTAGGTTTAACACGAATGTTGACCTATATAAGTTTCACAACGTCACGTTGCGAGGACCTTTACCTTTCGAATTATTCGATGAGGTTAGGGACTCCTTGCGATTGCTATGTCCCGAGAAGGTGCGATTTGTACGCCCCTTCCACGGGCCACCCGATTCGGCCTTCACGGTCGGAAAGGATGTGTGCATGACGAGCAACTTTGTCTACTGGGATCGGAGAACTTGGGCCTGGCGTTGGAAGGAGCTTAAAACACTCCCTCTTCGCGACAGGCTTTGGGGCTTCGATCCTGGTGACTGCAACAAAGTTGAGTACCTAGCGGTTCTTCGAGGATCAAAATCCTCGTCCCCGCTAACCATTCGCCGCAAGGCGAAAACCTCGGTAAGGAGTTGTTCTTACTGGGGGAGCCTTGGGAGTGAACCCAAGGTTCCAGAGGAACCGCCATCCGGGGAGACCCTGATGGTGTAATCCTTTAGGAGAGGTTTATTACCTTGTAAAGTGGCAC